GTGCAAAGAATCCATCAACTGTTGTACTTGCATCAGCTTTAAAATTAAATCTATATGGTTTTAATGTTTTTAACCTTGTAATACCATCAGATATTGCAGTTATATTTTCTTTAAGTCTGTAATCTGAACTTGTATTATAAGACGTACTAGAACCATTCGATATTATATTTCCAACTGCATTGCCATCAGCATTTGCAAGTTTTATCATTACTCTATTATTTCCACCGTCAGCACCAACGTGTCTTATTTCCATCATTCCTACATTATCTGTAGAACCATGACGTAGAAAAACAGTTCCAGTACTGCCTGTACTATCTACACGCAATTTTTCACTATTTGCGGTTGCATCTACACCAATACATAAAGAACCTGAACTCAAGAGTCTCATACGTTCTGTATCAGCAGTACCAAATTTTAAATCAATACTATCAGCAGTATAAAACCATGCTTGACTTCCAGACATTCCAAAGTAGGCATCTTTATCTGTATCAGTTTCGTGTAATAGAATTTGTGGCTGTATCCCTGCAATATTTATTCCTCTTGCACTACCTCCAAAAGCTCCATTATTGTGAGAAGTATTACCAATTAATAAATTTCCATTTGAATCAAATCTGCTTCTTTCAGTTCCTCCAGTACTGAAACCTAAAATATCAGACCCAAAATTTATTCCTGTATTACTGTCTGTTCCCTGTAATGCTGGTGCGGAAGCTGATCCATCAACTCCAGAAATTCCAGTAGTGCCGTTAATGTTTAAAGCCATAATTAAAGAATAACAAGTATTGCACCAGATGGCACAGTAATCGTGACACCTGAGTTAATTGTAGGGGACACAGTATGAGCGTGTTTATTAGCCGTTAATGTGTAATCTGTAGTTACGTTTTGATCTGTCTCAACAAATACCTCATCAGTACCGCCTCCTGTAGCACCAGCACCACCTCCAATTTCACCCCAGCCTGTGTTTTTATACCCTTCAAAGACGTTAAGAGTGCTGTTATAGCGAAACATTCCAACAGCAGGGCTGCCATCTCTCTGAGCCGTTGTTCCTACAGGTAAATTTAAAGAATTTGTATAGTTATGAGTTACCTTTCCTGTAAACGTGCCACCAGCTAATGCCATTAAGCCTAAATTAGTCGCTGATACATCACCTATTGTTATATATGCGTTATTAGCAGAGTTTCTTATCTTCAATAATGAAGTTGAAGTATCAATGTGCATTTGAAATGCGGTATTGATTGACGGATCACCAGAACCGCTATTTGTAGAATTTATTGCAGCAGCAATTTGATTTAATTTTGTACGAACAGCACTACCTGTACCGTTATCAATTACGTACCCTGCTCCGCCTGTAGAATCTACTCTTGCCATAAGTTAGTTTCCTTTACCAAATCCTACCGCAGTAAAGTTAAAATTTCTACTAATACTAGCATTTGATGAGTTTTTGAAATGGACTGAAAACCCAGTCCCAGTTACATTTGATACTTCAAAATAATCACCACTTGCCATGTTCTGTGCAGTGATACCAATAGAAGGCAGGTTAGTGTTTGCACCAAGTAGGGCTGATGTGCCAACAAAAAATGGATGTGAAAAACTTATATTTTTAATTCCACTGCCAGAGCTTATTGCCGTTGCACTTTGTTCTGTTCTTCTCTGGAAACTGGCTGTATATCCTAACTCGGTCACTCTTATATCCTGTGCTGGGTCATTGCTTGATAGTAAGGCTCTAAATTGAAACCCTCTACCTTTAAATAATCCATTTACAAAAGTTTGAAATGCAGTATATGTAGGTGATCCAGATGAAGGGTCATCCTGAGTAAACCTAACTTGCAATTCACAGTTAACATCTAGTGCATTAGTACCGTCAAAATCAGTCCAAGTATCTATGTTCGCTGTTCTACTATCAAACAAATCATTAGGGTAAAAACCAGTAGAGAATATATGTTGTTTAAGATCAAGAGCAAAAACACCGCCTAAATCAAGAGTTGTACTACCAGCTGCACCACCAAAATCATATGTGCCAGTAGAACTCAAACCACCAAAATCATCAAGACTTGCTACTGAATCAAAGTCTGTTATGTCATCAAAATTACCAGCACCAAGTAAACTAAGACTATTCGTTATAGGATCAAACTGCACATTGCTCTTTGTTCCTTGAAACTTAGGACTATCAGTATCTTCTCTTCTGGTTTGTGCAATCAAATTAGGTTGTGCATCTGGCAAATCAATTACGACTGAAGCACTGCTCTGGCTTAAATTACCAAGATCATCAACAAAGCGGACAAGATATTCACCTTCAACATATGGCACAATTACATCTGTTGAGTTTCCAGCCAATCTATCAATATCAGTAGCAGAGCTAAAAGTACCGCTACCATCTGTTTTTTGTGAAAATCTGATACGACAAAAACCACCATGTAAAACGTCAACATCCGTTGAGGCATCCCATCTTAATCTGATTAATTTTTCATTTATTGGTTCTATTCTTAAATTTTGTACATTTGCTGGCGGTGCTGTTTTACCAACTGCATTAAAAGTTAAAACTGCTGGAGTAACACTTGGTTCAAGTACTGCATTGTAACTAAACACCTCAAACTCATATGTGCCTAATTCAGAATCAAATATCTCAAATTCTGGACTTGTTGTTATGCGTGTAATGACATTACCACCATTGAATTTGTATTTAACAGAATATTGAGTTACACCTGATACTGGTTGCCATGTAATAAATAATTTACTTACAGCCCTATTATTTAAAACAATAATTTTTTCTTGTCCCTGCAAGTTTGTTGGGGCAGCTTTAGGTGCAATTAAAGTTGTTATTAACGGATTTGTAATTGTTGCACCATCTTCAACAAAAGCGTATTTATTAGAGTTATGAAATAATGCTGTGATTGTATATTGATTGTTTGCTTCATCAACAGAAAGAACCCTAAAATCCTCTGTTTCTATAACTTCTCTTTCAAGTAGCCATACAGCATTAGTTTGTGGCGCAGAGCTAAAAGCACTAGTAACAGTTATTACAGCACTACTAATAGAAGATATTGTTCTTTCTTCTAAAGAGCCGTCAGATAATATTACTAATAATCTATCTCCTGTCTGTGATGAGCTAGGTAGATCAAGGATATTATCAACCGTTATTTGTGTTGTAGTGGCGGTCTTTATTCTGCCTGATCTTCTTAAATTACTACGAACAGGATCTTGTATTGTGATTACCTGAGAAGGTCTTATTAATGTTCCAGCAGAGGCATCAGTGGTGAAGGTTACAGTCTCCGTTTCTTGGTTTTGGGTGTATATGTGCCACAAGCCCATTCTTCTTGCTTGTGCCTTATCAGAGCAGCCTATTGCTTCAATATTACGGATTTGTATGCCATACTTAGCTTGCAATGCAGTATCTTCGACAGTTACATAATCAAACTGTCTGACATTGTTATCAAAATATTTAACATTAATTACTGTATCTCTTGTTCTTTGACTAGCTCCTGTGTAAACAAATCCAGCTTCAGTAACATTTGCATAAGAAAAAAAGTAAGTGCTTGATGTTGGTCTGTCTTGAGTAAGAGTAATTTTATTTGCTACAACATAAAGATTTGCTCTCATCATTGAAGCAATCTGGTTTAACAATGTAAAAGCCTCTGTGCTTTGCTGTAAAACAATATTTGCACTAAATCTTGGGGAAGTACCTCCTTGACCGTTATTTATTAGTTCAGAATTATAAACAGACGCATTATAAAAAGAATACTTATCCACCTGATCTTCAGAAACAAAGTCACCAAAACCAGCCCTTGATTCTGTTAATAAATCATAAAGCACCCAAGCTGGGTCATTGCAATATTCTTTAGTTCCTTTTAAAGTTCCGTTAAAAGTTCCAGAAAATGACAATGAACCATCTGCTCTGACTGTTGAATTATGTGGGATTTTAACTTTACGACCACGAACCCTGTACATACGTTGTGGAACAGATCTGAAGATTTCAGCATCAAAACGTAAGGCTGCAACAGCAGTATTAGCAAAAGCAGTAGGGTCAAAAACTAATTCTGTGATTGATGTAAGTTCAAAGGAATTAAGTAATAAACTATCGGAACTATCTGCCGTTGTGCGTGTAACTGTAACTGTTAGAGGAAAGTCTGAATCTTCAATATCTTCTGGTAAAAATATTATGTGATCTTTAAAATATGGTGATGTAGTTTTACCTGTAACAAAAGCACCAGTTGAACTTTTAGCTAAAAATGCTGAGTTTACTGTCTGTCCATCAAAATTAGGCAAAATTTGTTTTATTACTGTGCTTGCCTGATCTTTTACTTCTATTTTGTAGTCAACTCTTGTACCTGAGATATTTCCATCACTTTCTATCTTTTGCAAAGAGGGAAAACCAAGTGTCACTCTTATGCCTTCTGTAGAAGTATCAGTAATCGTAACGGTTTGTGGACTTGATGTTGTAACTGTTACCCCAACGGCTCTGTCTCTTTCTGTTTCATTAAGGCCTTGTATTCTTGTCTGTGAAGCAGTACCAAAACGAGGAATAAAAGCTGGTCTATTAGCTATTGATGTACCAAAATTAAAATCACTGTCAGCAGGGTTTGTATTTGGTGCGGACTGCTGTAATACCTGTGTATTGTTTAAAAATACGTCTTTTAAGGCAGCTACATTATAATCATTTGTTCCTTGTGTCAGACCAGCATCAATAGCAGAAGGAAATCCAGCCAATTCACCGTCTGCAAGAACATCCACTGTAGTTACAAATTGACGAGAACCAATCTCGCCATCTTTCATCTCTGAATCGTAATAGCTTATTCCCTCTTGACCGTATTTGTTGAAATTAGCATTACTGCCAAAGTTATTAACATTGCTTGGAATTGTCATGTTAACTCCTAAATACTGGGGCTGTGTCAGTTCCAGATGACACCACTATAGAGCCGCAAAACACCTCTCCATATATCA